ATGCGACAGGCGCGGGCTGGCGTTGATATGAAGGCGCTTGAAGCTGCCATTGCGCGGGGTGATGTGGACGCTGCGTTTCGTGCATTGCGTTTTGACGCCGCCGATTTGTTCAAGACCGATACGGCAATAACTGCTGCCATGACTGCGGGCGGCAATTACCAGATGGGCGCGTTTCAACACGCCACCCGTCGCGCACCGATTGGCAGTCGCGTTGTGCAATCATTCGGGGGCCGGAATGAGCGGGCCGAACGTATCGCGCTGGATCTTGGATCAAAGCTAGTGACTGAGGTGGTAGACGATACCCGCGTTCTCATTGCCCAAACGATCCGGGGCGGGCTTGAGGCTGGTGCGGGGCCGCTGCGCACCGCCCTGGACATTGGCGGGCGAATGGTCAACGGCAAGCGCCAGGGCGGTCTGGTGGGGCTGCACAGCACGCAGGCGGAGTATGTGCAGAATATGCGTGGTGAACTGACCGACCCCGACCGCATGGCAAACTATTTCACGCGCACGCGGCGCGACAAACGCTTTGACGGGATCGTGCGCAGGGCCATTGCGGACGGCAAGCCTGTCGGGCAGGCCGACATTGACCGCATGGCCGCGCGCTACTCGGACAGGCTGCTTGCGTTGCGCGGCGAAACCATTGCCCGCACCGAAACGCTCAAGGCGCTGAACGCGGGGCGGCAAGAGGCGCTGGATCAGTTGATTGAAAACCCGAACAACGATGTGCGGGCTGAGGACGTGGTTAGGGCTTGGGACAGCACTGGTGAGGATGGTAGGACGCGACAGTCTCACCTTGACGCGGACAAGCAAGACCCTGTTCCGCAGGGCGTGCCGTTTATTGTGGGCGGATACTCAATGATGTATCCAGGCGATTCAAGTATGGGTGCGCCACCTAGCGAAACCATAAATTGCCGATGCTATTCTGATATCCGCATTGATTTCTTTGCGAGGCTGGAATAATGGCGAAATACACCTTTGCAACTTTGGGCCAATGGCCCATCAAGACGCAACGCCGGATTGACGCCGTGTTGAAAGACGCAACTCAAACAGTAATTCGCACGGCACAAAAGACAAAGGCCAAAGGCGGACGCATGCCGGTTCGCACAGGTAACTTGCGGAACAGCCTGCAATCGTCAATCGCTGGCGGAGCGTCCGGTGAAGGTAAAGAATCCTACATCATGGTCGCTGGCAACATGAAGGGCGGCGATCTGGCAACCTTTACTTGGGGCAACAGCGAATTTCCATATGCGCGACCAGTCAACAATGGCAACAGAGGCCGACCCGGCGCGCACTTTGTCGAAGGTGCCGTCGATCAATGGCCCGCGATTGTGCGGGCATCTATTGCAAAAGCAAAGGCGCGGGTCGGATGAGCATGACCGAAAAACAGATTGCTGCTGCCTTGCGCACCCGCCTTGAAGCCACGGCATCTGCACCGCCTATCGTCTGGGGAGCCAATGCGCCGGGAGTTTACAGCACCGACGATCAGCAATATGTAACGCCTGATCTGCCTTTTTGGTTGGCGTATCAGGTCAAGACCCCACCGGAGCGCCCCGGCGTTGAAAACTGGAATGTCTACGTTGGGCGGCTTGTCGTGGCGGTCATGGTTAACGAAGGTACTTTTGAGAATGAGTCTGAAGACCTTGCTCAGAAAATCATTGACCAGTTTCCTGCCGATCTGGAATTGACCGCAGGTGACGGGCACATTAAAGTCACAGCAATCGGATACGCGGACGATGGCGTGCCCGATGGCGCTTATTTTCGAACCAACGTTCACATTCGATATCTGGCAATGGAGTAGCGCAGTGAAAGACAAAGTTGCAATGAACCACCTGGATTACCCCGGCGCGGTCGCAAACCCAAAAGCCGACGCGGTTCCACAATGGGAAGCTGCGGGCTGGAAAGTCATTCCGAATGCCCCGGCCAAACCTGCCAAAATGAAAGGGCAATCAGATGACTAAAACACACCTCGGCAAGCAAGTATTTGCCGCCACCGGTATTCCTGCAACCAACGACGATACCGGATTTGAGGCGTTGACATGGGTTCGCGTCAACGGCTTTGTTGGCGGCTTCCAGCTTGGCTTTGCGGCAAACAACGTCGATGTCCCTGACATTGCCGGAGGCATCACGCTGGGCGCAAAAGGCATGCGCAGCGGCAATGACAGCACGGCATCATTTCGCAATGTGGCATCCGACACGGGGCAGGCTAACGTCAAAGGCTATGCCAACGACGCCTCATCCGCGCATTCCGTCAAGATCATTTCCGCAGGGGTTAACGTTGCTGCTGCGACGGGCGACGCTGTTCAGTACGCTCAGGGGTATTTCCACAGCTTCCTTGAAAACGAAATTGAGGAAGGCGGTTATGAGGGCTTTTCTGTGAACTTCAAGCAGAACGCTGCGGCTGTCAACGGCACAGAGCCGGCGTAATATCATGTTAGCAAACGCAGGGACCACAATCAAGATTCGCCGCGCTGGCGGGTCTTGGGTTGTGCTGGCGGGATATGCTGGCGGATTAGGGCTTGGGGTGACTTCGGATGCCATCGCCCGCGACGGTGACGATGACGGTATGTTGCGCGTTTTGAAGGGCAATGCCTCTGGCGCGACATCGCAGATGGCTATCAGGCTGATTGAGGATAACGCAGGGCAGGACTTACTCCGTGACCTTTCCGAGTTTGGCGACGACGGTCTCGGGGGCGTGCGGATTGAATACCCTCAAGGATTGATCGTTGAGGCTGATGGATTGTTTCACGGGCTTATCGAAAACCTCGTGAATGTCGACACCTACCAGGGATTCATGGCATCATTCACACAGAATGAGATTGAGGTCCGAACCTAGACCCCGGTGGGGTGGGGCGGCTGGTTACGGAACAGGCTGGCCGCCTCGATGTTCCAATGTTCCAAAGGAAAAGAAAAATGGACTTCACCAAATTTGACAGCGCTGCCAGTGCAGCAGAATGGATGCACCTTGAGATTGACAATGCCAAAATCTACTGGGATTCAAAAAGCATGGGCTTGACGCTGACAAAAAGCGAATTGCCGTGCCGTGTCCAGTTGAAGGGCGTTGGTTCTAACGACGTGTTCGCAGCGTTCGAGAAATACCAGCACGCGGAAATGACATATCAAAACCACTTGAAAAAAGCCCGCGCGGCAGAGGTTGACGGCATTACAACGGCCCACGCCGAAAAGGCGGAGGGGCTTATGGATGACCTGATTGTCATTGCTTGCGAAGATTGGGAAAACATCTATTTTGATGGCAAGGCCGAGGCAATGACGCCCGCGCTTATCCGAAAGATGATTGACCGCAAGGACGGTTATTCGAAGCGCGCAATTCGCATGTTCCTGTTCAAGGCGCTGGCGGATCGTCGCGCAAATTTGACCGACGCCGCGTAGGACTGCGAACCTATGCGGCACAGCGGGGGTGGCTCAGTGTCACCCCTGAAAAGCACAGCGAACCGCGTTGGAAGGTTTTTGGATGGGATTTGCCAGAGCTAGAACCCGGGGAACACCTGCAGATCGTTTGGCACAAGGCTGGTGAATGCGCTCACGGCGATATGGTTACACCTTTGAAGTGGCAAGAATTGATGGCATATTCGACAATGACCGGCACAATTTTAACACATGAGGACTGGTCTATTGTCATGGAAATGTCGGTGGCCTATTGTGCCGCTATGTCTGACCGGAATGTCCTGTCCATTTCCCCCGTAGAAAGGCTTGCAAATGGATGACTTTGCGACAATCGGGCTAAGGATAGACACCCGCGATGTGGTGGAAGCAAACCGTGAGTTGGACCGCTTTTCTAGAACGGCGGGCAGGGCAGAGCGCTCTGCCACAACCGCAACAACGGCCTTTGCGGGTATGGCAGGCAAGATAGCACTTGCCGCGACCGCTGCCGCAGCTTTGGGAGCCGCATTGGCAGCGCGTGCCGCGTTTGGCAGGTTTATTGATGCGACCGTAACTGCCGAGGCAGCGCAGGCGCAGCTTGCGGCTACAATTCTATCAACTGGTGGGGCTGCTGGCCGGTCAGTGGCACAGTTGAACGATCACGCGGCTTCACTGCAAAAGATCACAAACTTTGGAGATGAAGCGATCAACTCAATGCAAGGTTTGTTGTTGACATTCACGCAGATTAAGGGCG